TCGCCGGGTAGAATGCCGCGTCTTTGATTTTGTCCGCAGGTAAATCCATCGTGGAGCAGACTTGGCTGAACGCTCGGTTCTTAAAAAAATGCCGAGCCGACCGCCGAGCCTCCACCATGATCGCCCGCTGGTGTTTGGATTTGTATTTCTGGCGATTCCAGCAGTCTTCGACCGCCTGCAAGATGATGTTGCAGGCTAAGTCTCGGACCCCTTCGAGATGGTAGTCTTTAGAAGGAGATTTCGTCATCGGAGGCGCGGGCGGCGGCGAGGCGTTCGTTGAGCGTGGCCAACCGGTCGCTGGAGAGTGGCTCAGTTTCCCGTGGTTTGGATTCCAGCGGGTTGAGCCATTTGATCTTGTGGCGAAGTTGGCCGTTGTATTCCTCGGCCTCGACCGTGATCCGGCACTTCTGGCCGAGAAACGGCGACTTGCCAGCGTCCAGCGATTTAATGTCCCACTCGCGGCCAAAGGCGGCGTCGAGCGTGTCACAGGTGCGCTTGGTGGCTTTCTCGGTGAGCCAACCCTGCCAAACGATTTCCCGTCCATGCTGGTCGCTCTCCGGGTCATCGATGAGGAGTGGGACGCGAATGAAATCCGTTCCGGTCTTGGTGGTTCCCAGCCACCCGTTGCCGGGGGCTTTTACTTTCGCGATGTATTTGCCTTCGGCGGTCACATAGCGGTTTTGTTTGTCTGCGAGTTCGTGTGTTGTTGTCATTGTGTTGTTTGGTTGTTGTTGTTCGGGAGATTGGTATCAGTCAAAACGGCGTGTCTTCGGTTAAATCGGCTTTGGGTTCGTCGGGGAAATATGTATTTCGGAGTTCCACGGCCCGCTTGTAGGCGGCTTCTGCCAAATGATAACGAGCCTTGTCATTAGATTCCCAAATTTTGTTGGCGAGTTCCAAATCAAAGCAGGCGGCTTCAAAAGCCATATCAGTTGTCATTGGTTTTGATCCTCCTCAAAACGGGAAATGTCTCCACGCATCACCACCGGCACGGTAGCCCCTCGTTGCCCTCGCCGATTTTTATCGATGACAATGATCGGCGACCCATCGTGCCGGATGTTAATGACCGCATCGGCATGGTGACCAATGGCGCGAGATTCGCGCAACCGGCCCTCCTCGTTGAGTTGCGAAGCGGTCAGCACCACGGAATTGGTCTTGAGGGCGGTGAGCTTCAACCTCCGGGCGAGTTCCGAGATCGCCTGCTCCCTGCTATCCGCCTTCGGCATCGTGACGATTTGCAGATAATCGACAATAATAAGATCGGCTTTCCCCATCGCGACCAACCGATGCGCCTCGGCATCGATCTCTGCCACTTCGGAAATCGTGTCGTGGATCGTCAGCGGGTAATTCATCAATCGCGCAAACGCATTGGAAAGGTCAAATCCGCTGGCGACATGGCGCTGGTCGCCGGTCATTTCCCGAATACCCTCCACCCGCTTCCCAATCATGTTTGCCGCCATCCGCCGCAGGATCGCCTTGGCAGGCATCTCCAAAGAAAAGATCGCGACACGCTTCCCAGCCTCAAGAGCTTGGAGCGCGGCTTGGTAAAGCAAAATGCTTTTCCCTCCTCCAGTATCAGCCCCGACCACCAGCATTTCCCCTCGCAGCAATCCTCCATGGAAATGCCTATCCAATGCCGGGATGCCGGTGCTGAAAGTTTCAATTGCTGTTTTCTGCTCAAGATCGTCAATCAGTTCGGTTAAATGATGCTTGATGGTTTTTTCCTCGACCACATTCCCCGCTGCTGCCCGAGCGATCTTTTCGGAAATTTCGGCCAAGTCGCAGTTCATTCGCCGGATATCTGGCTCGGATTCTGTCCATGCCGCTATCGCATCGCGGAACCCTTTCGCCTTCGCCAATTGTCTACGGTAATCCGATGCGACCGATTGCGCGATAGCACCCGGTCCATACAAAGAAGTTTTGAAAACCTCCATGACTGCTGGCGTTCCTCCGCAAAACTCCAGACGACCACTAGTCTCAAGCTCACAAATCGCCTGTATCGCGCTGCAAGCACCTGTCCGCTGGTGAACCCTTGCTATGGCATCAAAGATCGTTCTGTTAGGCTCCAAGGCGAAAAGCGAGGCATCCCACGGCAATGCCGAGAAGATATCTGGGTCGGACACAATCAGACTCAACGCTGCCTCCTCGGCAGTTTTAGCTATAGGGACATTTTTCATACACGATGGCGATGGGTCTTTAATCCATTCAGACCAGTCAGTTGCTAGTTTCATAAACAAGATGCTGCGCGTGGCTTTTGTTGTTTCCCGTTGAATGTGGCTTTGGGTTCAAAAATGCCCTGCCACCCTTGGGAGATCGATTCGTTGATCGCTTTGATCGCAGCGTCATGCCCCCACTCACTCATCTTTTTGAGTTGCGCCACTTGGCTTGTCGGCAGCAGGGATTTCATGCGCCCGTTTTTGCGGTATTCCAGATATTCCTTCCAAGCCTTCTCAAATTCCGGAGTTTTTAGGTTTGTTGGAAATTCAACCATCGTCTCTTCTTTTGAAGATGAAGAAGAAGAAGAAGGGGTTGGTTTTTGCTTAACCTCGGTGGATAAGCAAACGCCAACCTTCTGGTTATCCTTCAAGGTTGGGTTGCCACCGAGGTGACCACACGCAGCCCGCTTATTACGAAGCTCTTCGTCCCGAATCATCCGGCGCGAAAAGATCACGCCCTCCTCGTCGGTCTCAAAAACGCCAGCCTCGGCGAGTTCTGCCAGACACCCTTCCGTTTCCTGCAAGGTTAGCCCGCACATACGAGCAAGGTTGGGGGCAAGGATAACCTTATGGTTAACCTTGAGGTAACCATAGGGTGAACCTTCATGCATGAAGCAAAGGATATCCATCCAGAGTCCGCGAGCCGCTGCGCTACAAGACCGCAGCCCTGTGTCGCGCAGCCAATCGCCGGGGTAGAATTGAAACGCAGGGCGCTTAGTCATTTGAGTTCCTCCCAAAGAGTTCTGAATGCTCGCTCGGCGGTGGCAGGCACGACTCCGTTGCCGAGGAGTCGTAGTTCGTCGGTTCGATTGTCAGAGCGCACCATCCACTCACAAATTTCGGCCAGTTCTTGATGACTGAGGCCGGACAACTCGGCGAGGTCCACCCCATGCAGACGCCTTGGAGCGTTTCGACCCAGCGCGGGTTCAATTTGCCGGGGTTCTGCCTGCTCAATGTCACTTTGCCCTCCTCGATCCGCTTCTGTGCCACTTCCGGCGTCGATGCCAGATGCGAGTCGCCCATGATCGGCGTTGCCCACGCCTTCACCTGCGCCGTCAGCGGCATGGTCGCCACATCGCCCTTGGCCTGCCTCGCCGCCCATGTCTCTGGATTCTCGTCCGTGGTCTTGCCTGCTCTCGGCGTCGCCCACGCCTTCACCGCACCCGCCAGATAAGTCCCCGAGTTCCCGTTCGGGCCGCTGCTCTCCATGTCTGGAGTGTGGGCGGTGACCGTTGGCCACAACCCTTGGCGGCTCCCATCCGTGCTGGGGTTGGCCGGGGCGGCTTGGCCATACTTGAGTTGCTCCGCAGCAACTTGGGTGCGTAGCCTCTGGTCGGATGTCTTGGGGCGTTTCCCATTGGCCCACATCACTACGGCTTCCTGCGTGCTGCCAGTCACATCTCCCGATTGAGGAGTCAGCCAATTCGCCGCATCCTTTACCACCCGCTGCATCTGCTCGCCTAAGTTCCCGTCTGGAATGCTCTTCCTCCCGATGCTCGCTCGAAATGCGATCCTCTTCTGGACTCCCTCCTCGCTCCTCACCATGTCCATGTTGGTCGTTGGAGTTTGCCAAGCATCCTGCGTCACCACCGCGCAGAGGTAGCCCTTGCCCAGCATGTGGTCGTGACTCTTGGAGCCAATCGGCCCAGTGTCCTTGTATTCGCTGGCTCTTATCGTAGGCCAGGATGAAGACCCGCTTTCTCTGGTGCGGTGCGCCGACTTCAGACGCAGAGAATATTCCCCACGCCGTCTGGTAACCGATTGATTCCAGCTCTCCAATGACTTCTCGGAGTCCAAGGCTGATGTGTCCTTCGACATTCTCAAAGAAGCAGAGCTTGGGTCGCAGAATCCGAATTCCGTCTGCGATAAATGGCCAGAGGTGCCGAGGGTCTTCTGTGCCGAGCCGCTTTCCGGCTGCGCTGAATGGCTGGCAGGGATAGCCCCCAGTGAGGATGTCCACGCGGTCACGAAACTCTGCCCATGGGAAGGATTTAAGATTCGTCCAGATAGGAGCGCAGTCCATGAGTCCCGCTTCCATTTTTGCGACCAAATTCGCGCAGCAGAAGGCTTCGACCTCACAAAGAGCGACCGTGCGCAGATTTCGGATAACTCGGTGGAGTCCAAGCTCAATGCCTCCGTATCCGGCACAAAGTCCGATGTGTGTAATTGTTTTGGGATTATCCACATGCTGCCCCCCTGTAGACGGCAAGCACCCGTGCGTGAGCCTGCGCCCGCTTCGCCTTGCGGTAGCAGAGGTGCTGGATCACGCCGGTTTTGACCGCTGCCGAAAACCTCGCCCCCATCGCATTCGGGTGCGGAGGCTCCGGTATCCATGGCCGGACATCTTCCGCCGTGAATTCCGCTCCGTTGCGAGCCAGCCATGAGATGACACCATCGCAGGTCGCCTTCCAATCCTCCGGCGTGTTGGCATCCACCGCAAGGATGCCTCGGTCGCGTAGTTCCTCGCCGGTCATTTGGATTCCTCCTTCGCGTGTGCCAAGGCAAGGCCCAGCTCATGCCCGAAAATTTCTGCGTTTTTTCTGGAAAACGGCGCTGCCCTTTCAATGGAAGCCGCTAACACAAGGATTGCCGGAGCGACCTCTCCTTCAAATTCAACATTTCTCCGCAGATAGGCATAGTCATCAGCGATTTCTTCAATCATTTCGCGGCCCTCGCTTTCTTCGGCTTGTCCTCGACCAATTTAACAATGTCGGCCTTGCGTTGGGCATACTGCTCCTGCACCGGCATCCGCATCTTCTCATGCCATTCGCGGAACGATTTCCCGCTCATGTCGCCACCCATTGCGGTGACGAGATCATCAAGGCCGCTCTTCCCGGCCACCGCCGCTGAGACGATGGCAATCCGGTCAAAGAACTCGCTGCCGGTCTGGTGCTGGAGTTTCCATCCGGGAACCTCCCCGCTGGCTGCGAGGATTTCCTTCGCCGCATCCTTGATAGGCTTGAGGAGTTCCTTCTCAAAAATCGACGCCGCCTTGAGGAATTTCCCCAGCCGATCCGGATCGGCGAGGATTCCCTGCCGGACATCGGCCAGCGAGACCGACGACTCAACGGTCGCCAGCGTTTGCACGACCGGCTCGACCACCTGCGGGCATGTGTCCTTCTTCACGCACCATGAGCAATACTCATTCGCGCAGGGCTTTCGGTTCGGATCGGTCGCCGACTGCACGATTCCCTTCACCCAGGCATCTGCTTCCTCGTAGGTGTATCTGTAGCGGACGACTTCGCGCTGGTCGCAGAATAGCAGCACGCACTCCCACTCGGTCGTGAATGTGCGAGCCATGTTTCCGAGGGCGTAAGCCGCCTGCTGCTTGTGATACGAGCGTAATTGGCCCGACTTGAGGTCCATGCTCATGGATTTCGCATTCACTCGCGAATCCTCCGTTCCCTCATGCGAGAGATGCGGCGTGGTCACCTTGAGAAGCGCCTCGTCGGCGATGATCTCATGCCCCTCGGCCAAATCCTTGGCAGTCGTGACCGCCCACAGCACCGAGTCCTGCTCGTCGTCAGAGAGCGAGAGGAACGGCTGGCGCTCCCCCATGAGGAGTCCACGGTAAGCCGCATCCATGCGAGTCCCGCGCTCCGCCGCAGGGCCGGAGACGGGGTTGCTTTCAAAACAAGGACACAAGTCGAGCTTGTCCAAAGCGGAGTGTCGAATCGTCGCACTCATTACGCGACCTCCTTCAGCACGGCGTCGATGAATCGTGGCGTGTTGGCCAGCACCCGGTTGCGGTAGCCCTCATCCGCGATGTCGCGGAAAGTCTGCCCCTCGGCGATCTGGCCCTTGGCGACGAGGAAGGTGTTCACCTTCGGCTCATGCTCAAAAATGCGCTTTTCCAATTCAGCCGCCCAATCCGGTTCCGGCGTGGTATCATTTGATACCGCCACGGCTTCGACCTCGATGAGCTTCGGTGCTTCCGCCACCGGCTCTGGTGCGACCTCCACTTTTACCGAGCGTGTTGGGCGAGGGGAGTCAAACTCACCGACCTCTTCTGGGGTATACATCCCATTGAGAACTGCTGGGAATGTCGCCCGGACCCCCTCCGAGATCACCCGCGCCCGGAGCATCTGCCGAGGGTAGGATTTCCAGTTGTCCTTTGACCCCAGCCCAGCCGCCTTGGCGCGAGCCATGTCCCAATCGATGCGGAGCGATCCGCCCGCAGGGTGCGAGAATGTCGCGGACACCTTCTCGTTCGTGTGGTCGTGCCACTCGACACGCCCGCCGCTCTGCTGGAACCGCGCCAGCATCGAGTCTGCCTTCAGACTCGCTCTGCCTTGAATGATATGGTAGTCGCTGGCCACCGATCCGGGGTGACGCCCTTCGGCGGTCGCGACAATCATCAAGGCGAGTGCCTGGTCTGGTGTCTTCATGCCGAAGAGACCCGATTTCACGATGGCCGAGGCCATCACCTGCATGTCGCCCAAGGCGACTTGTGTGTTGACTTGTGTAGTCAGTTGTGTGTTACTCATTTTGTTATTACTGCTTTTCTTGTGGTTTAACTTTGCCCCGTTGGATTGCCGTCCTTCGGGGCGCTTTCTTGTGGTGAGGACTAGTCCTCGAAATCTTCCCATTCCGCCCATCGCCTGCGGCGTTCCTCGAAACGGCGCATGCGGATAAACATATTGCGTTGCCCGCAGTGGTAGCTCGCGAGGCAGGAGCCAAGGGTGAGGATGGCGAGGGCGATGGCGAATCCTGCACTCATCGGGCCAACCTCCATGCACAAAGGCCGAGGATGACGACCGGCGATACCATCCAGATAAAATCGAAGGCGTAATCTAGGCAGCGAAGGATCGTGTCCATTAGGAAGCCCTCCGGGTGTTGAGGCTCGCACGGCGCTTGTCCGCCCACCACTTCTCCAGCGAGGGCCGAAGGATGCGCCAACCGCCACGGTCGCCACGGGGCTTTTCTGCGGTGAACATCCCCTTGTTGCAAAACTGCCGAATCGTCCACGGCGCGTAGCCGGTGAGTTGCGCGGCTTCTTCTACGGTCATCATTATGTTCATGGGTTACTAAAACCTTTCTATAAAAAAATTGTTTATTCTAGAGACTTTATGTATGCATCTTTAACTTGGCGGGTTACTAAAACCTGCTCCAAAAAAAACTCGACCTGCCGACTGGTTGGTCTTTTGCCTGCTTCCGCCTCAATTTTTACTCGGGCGACTAGCTCTCTTGGAAGCCACACGGCCAGCAGCTCTTTTGGTGGCTTCGGCGATGGCGAGGTAGTCCTCTGGCGCGAGAATGGTTTTGCGAGTGGCATGGGTAAGAGTTTCTTCAATGAAAGCGGTGATTGTCAGCCCACGGGATTTGGCAGCTTTGCGAACCCGTGCCGCCAATGTGCGAGGGATGTAAAATCCGATCACTTCTTTGTCGGCGGAGTGTTGGTTTGGCATGACGATGAAGAGTCCTATCCGAGGTTACTAAAACCACACAAGAATTATTTTTCAATGGGGTGTTCACCTACCATAAAAAAACACTTGACATCCGCTTGCAGACTGGGTTTGCGGGCGAAATTATTTTTTCTGCACTCGCGTTTTCTTCGCCTTGTTCTCCATCACCCGCGCAATCACCTTCTCGCGGTTCCGTTGATACCAATCCGCCTTGCGATCCTTCTCCGCCTCCTTGAATTTGTCGTCCGTGCGGTAGCGATCCGCATATTGCTTCGCCATGAATTTCCGCTGCGTTTTTTTGTTCGCGTAGGGCATAGGTCAAATCCTCCAGAACGCCTTCCAATCAGCCCGAACGGCGGGAACCGCATAGACTCTCTGCACCATCGCTGGCGAGGTGTGACCCATCTGGTAAGCGGTCAACCCGGCGTTGCCGCAGCGACCGAGGTGGTAGGTCGCGAACGAATGCCGAAGCGCATTCTCTGGCCAGCCCTCCCAGCCAATCCCAAGCGCCACTCGCCGCCGCGCCTCATGCAGCGCCTCTAGCGATCCTTTCACGATCACCCCCTTCTTCCCCTTGAAAAATTCCCTCCGCTTCACCAGCGGCTCGGTCATGTCTACGACCCGCTCCAGCATTCCCGTGGTCTGTTTGCTGACCTCGGGCCGAATATGGATTTGCTTCGATTTGAAATCCACATCCTCCCAATTCATCCGCGCCACCTCGATGGTCCGCAGGCCCGCGAACCCGCCTAGCAGAAGCAACGCCCGAATCTCGTCCGGCATCGGCGCTTTGAGCAGTTCCTTCATTTGCGAGGCCGTTAAAATGTTTCGCGCTGGGGTCGCTTTCGGAGACCGCATCCCCTCGACCGGAGACCGCTCGATGAACCTCATCCGTGCCGCCCAGCGGAAAAACATTCGGGCATACCGGAACCACATCGCCCGGGTGGTCGGTGAATCCGAGGTCTGGTTGATCCATCTCGTCAGCGCCACCGGCTCGATGGCAGACAACGGCCCGGACCATTTCGAGTTCAGTTCCCGACACAACATCTCGACCTTTGCGAAATGCGATTTCGATTTAGTGCCATTCTCCGCTGCAAACATCCGGGTCGCCACCGCCACCGACATCCCGCCCTCCTCGCTCCTCACTCCCTCGCGCCCCTTCTCGCGCAAGACATCCACCAACCGCGCCCCCTCCGAATGCGCCTCCAACTCGGTCTCAAAAAACATCCGTTTCCGATCCCCGAAATGGGACGCCTTCAAATCCAGCACCCATCGATTTCGCGCATCTTCAAACCGCACCGCATAGGGATTGTGTTTCATTCTGTTGCTTGGTGTTTTGGCAGTCAGTGCCAACTAGTGCCAAAAACATCCCCTCAAAAGCAAAACCACGCAACAGAAAAAAACACGAAGCAAAAGATAAGGGAAGTCTGTAGACCCGCTTGGAAAAAGGCTCCAGAGGCTTTACTGGAGGAGCGGAAGGGGTGGGATTTGAACCCACGGCAGGTTGCCCTGCGTTCGATTTCGAGTCGAGAAACGGCTACTGACTACGAACGAGTTACGGAGGGAGTGCCAGAAAGTGCCAAGACAGGGCGGATTCGGATGAAATTCCGGGCGATTGTCTTCTGGCGGGCTTTGCGCCAGACCCCGTCACCGGACTCGGAGTCGCGGTCGCCTCGGCCATTGGTGTTTCCTTCGATGGTGATGATCTGGTGGCCGGAATCGGATTCGACGATTCCGACATGACTGAAATCGAAAACCACAATGTCGCCGGGTTGGGCGAGGTCTCGGTCGTGGAGGATGACTGAGGTCTTGGGGCGGGACTTCGCCCAGCCGAGGAACCCGTATGCGAGGGCGGTCTTTGGTCGCCATTCTTCGGGCGTGGAGGATTGCAGGTTGAGCCAGTCGCGGACGCCCGGACGGTCAAGCCACTCGCGGATGCACCAATCAACGAACGCAGCACACCATGGCCATGAGGCGGGCTTGAGGTCGGTGGCCCGCTGGTAGTCGCGGATTTTGGATCCGTTGTTGTTGCCGCCGATCTCGCGGACCCCGACTTCTGCTGCGGCGATTTCGGCGAGCAGGCGGGTCATTTGTCTTTGAGGGCTTTTGCCTCGCCGAATTTCGACCAGGCATAGGACAGGTTGTCGTCTGCGGGGAGGTCGGGGTTTTGCACCGGCATGTATTTCACCGACACGCTGAGTTGCAGGTTGCCCATCTCGCCGACTCGGTCGCCGAATGGTGGGACCGGGATGCTCACGCAGGAGGTGAGGAACGCCAGAGCCAGACAAGCAAAGGCGAAGAGGATCATCCCTGCGGCGATCCGGCGGGCGCTCATCCCTTGCGGAGGATGTTGATCGCGCCTACGAGGCCGAGGCCCGCTGCGACGATAGCCTCTTGATGCTGTGGATTGAGCGACACGCCCACCGCAGTAAGAACCATCAAAATCCCCCTCCATGTTGACGATTGGCCGAGTTGTGTGAGCAGGTAGTTCATTGGTTTCATGTTGTGGATGGTATCAGTCAAAACTTGGTAGTCAAAAATCACTCTTCGGTGGTGGCGTTCTGGTAGAGGCCATACACTGGTTTGACCATGTTCAGCAGGACGGCGGGAGCGGCCAACCATGGGGCAAGAGCCATTGAGCGGAAAATGTTGTTCCACTCCTTGAGCATGGCATCCGGGTCGTCGAGGTTGAAGACATCGTCGAGATTATTTCCCGCACGCACCGCTTGCTCCATGGCGGAGAGTAGTGGGTTCTGTGTGCTGCTGTTGAAAGTTTTCTGTCCGGTTAGCTTGGAGATGGCGAGTTCGCCGACCGTGCCTGCAAAGAAAAACCCTTGCAGCGGGGCGAGGAGAATGGCCTTGGCGAAGCCGCCGAGGTTCCAGATTTCCTCGTCGTCGTCATCGGAGAAGACATCGCGGAAGGCGCTGGCTACGACATGGGAAAGGACGGCCATCGTTTCGACCACAAGGATTCGCCGGATGTGTTCGTTGGCGTTGCCTTGCCCGGTGGCCAGCCCGCGAGCGGCATCGGCGAGGATGGCGGTTTTGAGGCGAGGATCGGACATGAAAAGGAAGAAGGTTTTTGCCAAAACATTCCCGTTGTTTTCCATGATGGATTTTTGTCCGAAGCTGACCGGTTGCGCGAATCGGTAGATGGCTTGGCTGGCGGCGTCGAGGGCGGCTTGTTTGGCGAGGTTCTCCGGCATGCCCGCTGCGAGGGCATCGTTGAGGTTGGCCCGGTAGACGATGGCCGATGAGATCGAGGTCGCGGCGGAGTCGAGCCAGTTGATCGGAGTCATCGATGCCTCGGCAATCTTTGCGCCGAAGTTTGGTTTGCCTGCGTAGCGCGAGAATAGGAATCTCGCCTCGGCGGTTGCTCCACCTTGGAGTCGGTTCTGGATGGCATCGGATTCCCACACGGTCTGGATGTCTTCGACGATTGTCGATGGGTTGGAGAGAGCGGAGACGATCTGTCGCATGTCGAGGGCGAGGCCGAAGCGGATCGTGCTGTCCAACTGCATGGCGAGGGTCTTCAAGCTGAATCCCAGTGAGGAGACGGCCTTGCCGGAAAGGACCGTGCCGAGGATTGTGGTCATCCATGTGGATTCGCGGGCCTTGTTGCCGCCTCGCTGCTCCAGTTGGTCTGCCCAAAGTTCGGCGTCTTTAAGAACGCTTTCTCCGTGGGTTTGCTTGATGGATTCACGGACTTCCGGGTTGGAAAGGATGGCGCGGAATTCTCGGGCGAGTTCGGCGAAGTGGACCCAGTGCGCTTGCTGGGCGATGTGGCCTTGCGCCACGGTGAGGGCATCCTCTGGCGCGATCTTGGCCGAGTGTGTGACACGGGATTTGGCAAAGCCCGGAGTCGTGCCGGTGGCTGTGTGCGACCCGTCGAGGCCGATGTCTTTTGAGTCATTGGCGTTGAGGAAGCGGGTGGGCGCGTAGTTTTTGACCTGCGGCATGGTCATTCCGAACATGCGCGAGTAGACCGGATTGACGATGCCTGCGCCCTTGCCATAGAGGCTTTGCAGGTAGTTGATGACGGATCGGGAGACAGGATCGTTGACGAGCGCCTTGAGGTCGGCTGCGCTTTCATCGGTCCATCCTTCCTTCCGCATCTTGATTTGGACATCCGGTTGGTTCCACGAAAGCAAATATTGGATCGCCTTCCCACGGGACATATCGAGCTTCACATCCTTGCCACGGAAAATGACTCGCTTGATCGTGACATATTCCTTTTGCGTGTCGGCGGGAAGTGCGGCGAGTTCGTTGCGGAGCGTTTCGATATCGGCATCGTTGAGCTTGCTGCGGTCGGCCTCGCCGGTGACGATCTTTTGAGCGAGGTCGATGGCAATGCGCTCGTCCTTGACTTGGCGGTCTTCAAGGTAGGCGACCGCATTTTTCTGATCTCCTTTGAGCCAGAGCATGGCATCGCCTGCGGACATGTTGGCGGCTTTTGCTCCCTCCCGAACGGCATCGAGGATTCCTTTTCGGTCCCGAATTTCAGATGCTTGGGAAGCCTCGTCGGCTTTACGAAGGCGATCCGACCATGTGGCGGCGATTTCCGGCGGAAAGATTGCGGTGACGAACTGCTCAAAACTTGCGTGAGAAAGTAAATAGTGGTTCGCCAGATCGCTTGCCAGTTGAGAGGTGGTTTTGGTGGCGTTGCGTTTTTTGGCTGTGCCTTTGCCGAGCCATTCGATGGTCGCTGCGGCACGCGCCCTCTGCTCGTCGATGCGGGCCTGCTCTTTGATGCGCCATGCTTCGCGGCCCATCTGGAGTTGACCTTTAAGCCAGTCGAGTCCCTGCGCGAGCGTCTCGGAGGAGCGGTTGTCGAGGTCGCCAAAGGTGTTGAGGATCGACCACTCTTCGGAGAGAGCGGAGATGTCCTCGGCGGTGGCATCCGGGTTGGCCAGCGCGGCCTCGATCTCAGCCATGCGCTTGGGCGTGGCCTCGTCGTCGAGGAGTGTGGCGCGTTGGACCATGTCAGCGAACTTCTGCGTCTCGGCTCCAAGCGTGGATTTGCGGACTCCGTTGTCACCGGCCTTCGGGCGGGATTGCTTGACGGCTTTGGCGATGGCCTCGGTGTATTCACGCACCAGCACCTTTTCGAGTTCGGTGTCGATCTTCTTGATGCGGTCGCGGAAGAAGTCGGCGAGGGCTTTGTCGGCTCGCTTGCTGGCGAGGTTTTCCTTGGCCGTGTAGCCTGGTGGCAGCGAGACCTGCTTGCCTGCTTGGCCGATGTTTTGGCCTTCCTTCATCCATGCCGAGATGATCGCGCCGTCCATGTTTTTGGCTTCGGAGACTTTCACTCCGTCCTTGAAGACATCCATCGGAGCGATGTTGGCGAGGACGGTGTAGCCGCCCACGCGCCCACGCACTTCGGGCGGGAGGACTTGGAGGATCGCGTCGAGTTCGCCGAATCCTTGCAGGAGTTGGTTACGGCGGATTTGCGTCTCGTCGGAGCCGGTGTCGGCCATCGCGCTGAGTTCGTCGGAATTCCAAGCCATGAGCTTGGAGAATTTTTGCTTGGCCCGCTCGTAGACTTTGAGCCGCTCGTCCGGGCCTCGGTTCATGCCGCCGAGGGCGCGGTTCACCCGGTCGATCTCCGACTGCGAGGCGATGGAGTAGTTGGTCGCGCCGGGGTCTGTCGTCTCGTCTGGATCGACGACTACTTCTTTGTCTTTTTTGCCAGTGTCTGAACTTAAACTACTCGCAATCCCTCTTGCTCCGCGAGTTGACGCATTTTCTGAAGCCGTTCCTGGTTCATTTGACTTCGCAATTGAACTCGCTCGGCCTTCGGCAAGTGCGACAAGTCGTCCACTATCTTTTGGGGATCGGCTGACAGCTTGCTCTGCTTTGTTGAAGAATTGCTTGTAGGTCGCACCGAGTAAAGTCTGCATCAAAGGCAGGACTTCGTCAAGTGGTCTGTTAGTAGCACTTGATACCTTTTGACTAATGCGCTCAATGTCGCGTGGTGATGTAATTCGTGCATCGGTTGTTGCCAATGTAGCTACTCCTTGCACATCAATTCCCGCATTCCTTAGAACTCTTGCAAATTCCATCCAACTTTCCCCAGTATTGTGAACATCTTCAACAATAATAATCGGACGGCCCATTGCCCGCAATTTTGCAATATTTTCAAAAACAGGCTCGTATTGAACTGGGTCTTCCAATTTTTGCCAAAAATCAAGTTTGTGTTTACTTTGTTTTGTGGCTGTGTTTACAGCCAGTTCGTCAAACGAAATTGGCTGACCAAAGTTTTTAGCAATTGAAGCTGCCAATCGTTCCGGCAAAATATTACGACCACTTGTAGATGGAACAGGAACTAATATAGCATCTTTTGGAAGTTTAGAATAACGCTCTGGCTTATAGTATTTAGCAACCAAAGAGTCTGCTCCCTCCAATGTATACCCACCATCAACCCAAGCGTTTTTATCCGCTCTCAACCCCTTGACATCAGAACTGGAAGAAACAGGAGTAAACATTTCTTCAGCGCGATTTGTTTTCCCAATGCTGTAGTTGGTATCAGTCGAAACAGGCTGGCGGAAGTCGAGGACCGGGATGGTGTCCATGCCGAGTTCCTTGGCTGCGGTGGCGCGATGCCTGCCGTCTTCTTTGCCATCGGCGTAGATGGCGAGCGGGTCCAGCTTGCGCCCGCTCTGCATCATGTTTTTGAGGTCGTCGATGTTGTCGCGGGAGGCTTCGTCCACTTCCAGCGGTCGCACTTGTGAGAGAAATTCGTCGGGCGACATGGTCACGATCTGCCCGCCACGCTGCGCGAAATCCTCGTTGGCCCACCACTTGCCCTTCTGCTCCATGGGGTATGGATTGGTATCAGTCGAAACTCGTTGACCAACCGAGTAGTTGAAGGTGCCTTGTGCCAGTTCGCCGCCGACCCGCTCCCGGGTGGTGTCCACCATCGTCTGCTGGTTGAGGCCGACCGAGTCGGCGAGGAAGGATTCGTAATCACCGGGAAGGATTCCTTGCTTGAAAGCACCGCGCAAAGCCACGGCCCGCTGGAGGACTTCTTTGAAGGCTTTCAGCATTCGCTTGATGTAGTCCACGAAGGATGCAGGCAATGCCATTTCTTCATCGGCATTGATTTTGCCGTCCTCGTAGGCGCGTTGGACACGCGCAAGGGACTCGACAATGTCGTTTTCGTTGTCGCGAACGAGGCCGGGGAACTTGTCGGGCAGGGCGGTCTCGGTGGCGTCGAGCCATCCTTTCAAGGTGTCGAGCGTGACCGAGCCTTTCATCAGCGCCTTGCGGACGGCGACATGGTGAATCTCTTCGCGGGCATCTTCGGGGCGGCTATTTTGGTTGAGCGTGATGACGCCACGGAAAACCATTTCTCCAAGGTCTTCGACGGTCGCCTCTCCGAGGATGTTGATCTGGTCGTAGGGTGTGTCCTTGTATGGGGAAGTGGCGATGCGGCGGTGGAGTTCCTCGATCTGCGCGACATTCCCGGCGGCTTGGAGCTTTTCGAGTTTTTCCTGCGCGGTGATCCCATCGGACTCGATGGCGACATTGGTGGGGTCTTCTGCGAGCCATTGGTTGCGGAGGTCTACAACCACATTGCGTTCGTTGAGAAGTTGCCCTTTGAAAAGTTGGGTAATTGCCGACATAGCCGCCTGCTCGTCATCGCTGCGGTAGGCGACCGCGCCTTTCTCGTCACGCACGACGAAGACCGGCTTGCCGTTTTCTCCCTGCTCCCGGGTTATGGTCGGCAGGGTTGGGTCTTCCTGCATGGACTTGGCCTCATCAATCTTTGTCTCCATGTAGGAGATGCCCGCCTTGATGTTGTTGGGAGTGAGTTTTTTGTATTCGGATTGCAACGCGACTTGCCGGTCTTGTGGGGTCTGGTTGTCCTCCACTCGCTTGATCGCGGCTTCGTCCATGCCGAATGTCCGGTAGAGATCGAGCCGCTCGTTGAAGTCGTTGAACCGCTTCCCATCGGACATGGTGGCAACGCCGGTTCCGATGAGGATGCCGGGGATCGTTGCGGCGAGGACATCGAGGCGGGAGGTTCCCCATTGCCCGAGCGTTGACCCCCAATCCACATCCGGCACATCCGCGCCCAATGCGGCGGCGACATCTTGCACGACCGGGGTGACCAAGTCCTGCGTTCCCTCCACGATGTTCTCGCCCACGACAGCAGTCCCAAATCGGATGCCTGCGCTGCCAGCACGACCGACTCGCGCCGGGTTGCCGATCTTGGTCATCAGCTTTTCAAACGCCGGGAGCTTGCCGAAAATCATCTTGGCACCGACACGCTCCAACCCCGATTGCAGGATGGCGCTTGGCGCGGCAATCGAGCGGGCGGTCTCGGGGTTGACTCCATCAAGGCGCAGTTTGTTGTATTCTTCGGAATAAATTGCCGCGCCTGTCATCCAAGGACCGACTCCGGGGACAAGCGCCATGCCGGTGTAAGCAAGCGCCTGCGGAGATCCGTATGCCATCGCTTCCATGAATCCGCCAAATCCTCCCTCGTTGATTTTTTTGATCGGGTCGAATTGATTGTCGGCAATGTTGTAGAGTTCGCGGTAGACTTGCAGCCGGTCGAATTTCTTCTGCGCCTCGGCGGTCAGTTCGGTGCGTTCCTCGGGGGTGATCTCTTTGGCGTTGGATTGGTCGAACCCGGGGTAGACGGTCAGCTTGCCGGTGTCGGTATCTTTCCAGACCTTTGGTGCTTCCTTGAGAAGTTGCAGTTCAGAATAAGCGGAATCCTCCTGCATGACCATCGAACCGGATCGGAACATATTGAGCGTCCGACTCCATGATTCACCCCATTGCTCCAGAAATTCCTTGGGTTCCTGCCCTGCTTGCTTTGCTCCGAGAACCACGGCGGCATAGGCGCGGTCGCGAACCTCGGGCGGCATGGTTGCCAGCGTGTCAGCAAGCCCCTCGATTTCCTGCATGGATTTCGGATTGGTCTCCCCGGCCCGCTCGGTGTCCCGTCCGGTCACCGATGCCAGGTGATCGTAAACTTGCTTGAGCGGTTCGGAGTAGTTCCGAAGCATTCCTTCGGTCTCGGTGGCGTAATCCGATGCGGCTTGGAGTAACCCGGACTCCCAGCCCGCTGGTAATTTTTTGAGTTTCTCGGCGTTGCGTTCTTTCCAGATGCTGACGAGTTTCGGCACCTCGACCGCCGTGCCTTGGCCGATGCTATCGAACAACCCCAAGGCAATGTCCCCGGGGATTTCGTTGGCCGATTGAACCACCTCATTTCTGGACTGCACTCCCTGCTGGATAAGGCCAAAGGTTTCCTTTTCCGAGAGACCCTTTTTCCCAAATGCCTGCTGCGTCCAGATGTCACGCTTGGCCGGGTAAAGAAAGTTTTGGTCTTCCACCGTCTCACCAAGTTGGTTGGCGATGAACTGCCGATTGGCAATCCGGTAGCGGGATTCCTCTTCCAGATCGGAATACCCTTCATCCGAAATGTAATTATCGAAGTCGGTGTAAACTCGGGTGAGGTGATCCCAATCCTGCTTGTTGCGCTCGGAATCTTTGGCATCGGCCCATGCTTCCAATGCCTTAGCCTTGGTGTTGTAGTCATCCCCGGTGGTGATGTCGATTTCGTTGTAAAGGCGAGCGGCAGTCTCGTCGTCGATGATATTGAGCATGTGGATTAAGAGGACATCTCCGGAAGCGGAGTATCAAAATCGATCTTTTGGATTTCCTCCATGAGGTTGCTCTTGGAGGTTTTCTCTTCGGGTTTCTTGAGTTTCTGGCGGACATCTGCCGGGGTCACCGGCGCGGCAGGAGCGGCGGTTGGTGCGGGGTCTTCCCATGGCCAGCGCCAGCGGGTTTTTTCTTTTTGGAACTTTTGCAGTTCACGATCAAAGGAAATCAACGCATTGAAATGCTCGTAGACCTTGTTTTGGTCGGCGGCATCCTTCGGGTTGTTTTTCGCCCAAGTCTCCAAGGCGGTTTTGTATCCGGCAAATTTCTTCCCCGCAGCGATGTATTTATCGACTTCGTCTTGCGATGCGGGGAGTGCGCTTGTGCCTTTTTGAAATGTGCCGAATTGGCCTTGGTCAAACATTTGCTTGGCTTGGGCAATGGCTTCCTTAACCGGCGTGGTTTCCCCGGATTCGGTTGCCCGCTTGCGTAGGATCGACAAGGGTTCCTCCCGCTCGCCCTCGGGCAGTTGGAGGATCGTGTCGCGGATTTGCAAATACTCCTTCCGGTCTGTGTCGCTTGCCGGGTCGTAGGCATCGGCCAACGCAAATGCCATCGGTCGCATTTTCAACCCTTGCTCAATCTGCGCTGGGGTCTTGGCGAAAATGCCGAGCAGAGATTGGATTTTGTTTTCTGGCAGGACATCCTTCGCGTGTTCGCGGACTTCCTCAGGGGTGGAAAGTTGGCCTTTAATAATCAAGTCCACCGTGTCGTCATCAAATTGATTGCGGTAGCGGGTCGCCTCGTTGCGTGATTTTTCAAAAAATCGCACGGCATCGGATTTTTCCATCCATGAGTATTTCGAGGACTTGCCGTTTTTCACCGCTTCCTGCGCTTCTTTTTCGGAACCGATGGGATCGAGAATGATGTCGGATTCCACATTGGCCTCGCGCTGGACTTTGGCTTTGCGCTGCACATCGTCCAGCAACCGGGATTTCCAAAGAGTGGATTCCTCGGGGCTATGGATGCCTTTTTTGACCGACTCATCCATGACGGCAAATGCTCCCTCGTAGTCCTCGTTTGCGATTTTCGCCAAGGCATTAGCCTCTTTATCTGCTCGGAATCCTTTGATCTCCTCTTTCTTGGCGAGGTTGTCGATCTTGAGCGAGGAAAGGGTAGACCACCGCTCAAGATAGGGAGCGACCTTTTCAGCGGCGTTGTTGCTGAACTTGATTTCTGCCAATTTCCGCTTGGCGTGATCTTGGTTTTGGTTCCACAGGTTGCCCCACTCTTCGACCGGCTTGCCGAGTTGCTCGGTTTGCTGTTTTTGAAAAGCAGACTCCAAGATTGTTTCGGCCCGGGAGATGTCCGCAGAGTCCTTGGCCTCGGCGAATTTCTGGCCCCACTTCATGGCGACATCGCCCAGCCCGCCGATGGAGTCGGCGAATTTGCCCATGGCGCGGGCTTCCTGCGAGAAGGCATCGAGTTCCAGAGTTTGGGTGAGCATCGACTGCGCGGCGTTTCGCATTCCGCCGGGGTCCACCATGGCAGCGCGGCCAAGTTGCGCGGCTTGCGGGGCGAGGATGCCGGTCGATGGCCCGAGGGCTTGCGGGCCTGCGTTAGGAATGTCGGCGAGTCGGATGGCGGGCATTAGGATTTTGCTTTGTAGCCGTAGTAGTTCATTCCGGTGTTGGCGACAGAACCGACCCCGCTGGCGAGTGCGGAGTAGCCACCAATGGCGGTGGCGCGGGCGGTGGCGTTGCCGGACATTTGCTCGATGGCGGCTTGGCGCATGTTGATCCGGTAACCGGCCCCGGCGGCTTTCTCGGCGAACTGCGCGTCGTTGAAGCTGATCTGCGCGGCTTTTTTGTTCATCGCCGAGGCGAAGAGTTCGGAATTCAAATTGAAATCGCCGACGAGTTCGTTCATCCCGGCCTCGTAGCGTTTTTTCTCGGAGGAGAGATTGGCGAGGAGACGGGTATCGGCGACCTGCATTTCAAAGATACTGGCGGTATCAGCCAAAACTGCAAGAGGCGATCCCTCGGTGGTCACTCCCCCGGCAGCGTATTGGGAGCGTTGGAGTCCGAGGATGCGCGCCTTCTCGGCGCGGATGCGGTCGGCCTGCTCGCGGGCTTGGCGATCCTCGCCATCGGCTTGGGCGCGGAGTTGCTGGGATTGCTGCTGAACAAGGACATTGTTCATGTTCGCCTGGTCGGCCTGCGACTGCGCGTTGAACATGGACATCTGCGAATTGAACTGATCCGCCTGCGCGGCCCGCTCCGCTGCCATGCGCTGCCATGAGGCGTTCTGCTCGTTCTGGATGCGGTTGTATTCGGCGATGGCGGCTTGCGATTTCGATTGCTCGCTGGCCGAATACATCGCGATGCCGGTCGAGGCGGCGGTGGCCAGCGCAGATATTACCAACATTGTTGTTAACCCCCCGTCAGCCATTAGAAACCTCCTCAGTTGGTGTCATAAGAAAAACTTGGTCGCGATTGGCTTCGCGGAACCCCTGCCGCTCCAGCACCCGGGCTATGCCGGGGTATGTGAAGACCGCCATGGTGTGGTAGCCGAAATCCTTGGCGATTTTTTTGAGGCAAGCCACGCAATGTTTGAAGGCAAGCATCGCGGTTTTCAAGGAAAGGCCGGGGGCGCTGACGGCATGTTCGGCCATGCACATCCCACAGGAATTGTCCATGTGGAGGAAGAGTGCGGAGACCGGCTTGCCGTCGATCTCGCAGACGACTCCGCATTTCGGGAGCATCGGCTCCGGGCGGCGGTGCTTGCCGTGGGCGTGCCACCACTCCGAGAGCATCTCGTAGTCGGTCGGTTCGTAGTGGCGGATGTGAATGTCACTCATTGCCGTAGGCGTCCCATTTGGGAAGGATCGAGATGATGCACATTGGGTAAGGTTCGGTCTGGCGGACATCGACATCGGCGTCGATGCCGAACGCTCCGCCGAGGATGATCTTTTGGTCGCCCGTGGTGGTCGTCGGGGCGAGAGCATACCATGTTCCATTATTTGTGCGAACTTCGCCGCCTCTGGATTTGAGTGTGCGGACGACGATCTGGTGGATGCGCTTCTTGCGCGACTGCGCGGTGCCGTCCTCGAAATCGGCATCGAGCTTCATGGGGCGCAGCGTGGAGGTATAGGGCTGGCCGACATAGCCTGCGGCGGCTTGGGGAACGGTGATCGCTCCGCTGGCGACCGTGCGGGTCACGGGGGATTGGCCGTCTTGCATGACGGTGACGGTTTTTCCTTCCAGATGCGCGAGACCGGAAATCGTGCGATTCGCCGCCCCGGAGGCAAAAGCGACATGCCCATCGAGGTAGCGGTATTCCTTGGCGGTCTGTTCATCGATGTGTTTGCGCCACAGCAACGGGAATCGCTCCACCGTGCGAATCGTCGCGGCGGCATTTCCGGTGTAGGTGAAGATTCCACTGCTCAAAGATGAGACCGGCGCGGAGAAACTGCCATTCACCACGACGACTTGCGTGGTGTTTGGGGTGATCGAGGAATTGGCGATGCCCAGCGACTCGCCGATCAAGCTGCCGATGGTGAAGGTGTTTCCGCTTGGGTTGGACAGAACAACATAGGTTTCCGTGGACGAAATGTTCGATCCGGCGGGGAGATTCGTGAACTGGACTCTTTGACCGGCGACGATGCCGACATAGCGTTTCACGACCATCCAGATTTCATCCTCGGTGCCGTTCCCGTAGATGGTAGCGACCGATTCCACATCGGCATCGCCGAGCGTGTGGCGGTGCCAGCCGACGACTTTCTGATCGCGCTCGTAGGTCATGGCGATGAGGGTGCCGTCTCCGCGAACGCACCAGAGGACCGCATCGGGTTGTTGCTGGTAGGCAATGTCCACGATCTCCCCGGAGGTGATGTGTTCGGCCAGCAAGGTCAAATCCGGCGCGACCCAGCCGTCCTTGTTGAGTTCGTAGACCAACTCGCGAACCTTGCGTCCGTTGCGCTGGACGAAGAGGAGGACATCGTTGACGAGCGCGGCCTTCATATATTTTGACCCGTAGGAGGATTGCCGGTTCGCCTGCACATTCGTTGCCGAGAGCGCCTGCGTGGAATCGGCGCTGCCAATCGTCCACTCGTCGCCGGATGTCCCGATGAGGAGTTGGCTTTGGCTATACATCCAATTGATGCGGTTGCCCTCCGAGGCCGCGAGCGTGAACTGCACGGCATCAGCGGCGGTCGTGCCGGTCTGGAAATTTTCAAAATCATCGATGGCGCTGCACCAAATGGTATTTGGCTGGGTGGATGTGCCGCCATAGCAGAGGCGTTGCTCATGCATGGCGACCGAGCGCGGGTAGCCGGTTTGTCCAGAAAAGCCGGGCTCGGTCCAAAGGGTTGTTTTTTTATTATTAAGCGAATTCTCTCCCAGCCATTCCGTCACGGTTGCTGATGCCGTGAGTCCATTGGTTGCTACCGAGTTGATTTCAACGATTCCGCCTGTCGAGTAATTTGAATTGGAAAGAAGGGCGCGGGCTTTTGTGTCGAGAGTGTAGGTAAAAGTTCCGTTACTTAAACTGCTCAAAGTTAAAAGGGAAACGCTCACGACCCCCGATTTAATAATGACCGATGTCTCCCCTGCGTAAATTCCGTTGTTTGGGACGGAAATACTGGTATTGTCCAAATTTTGGATTTGGAATGTGTTGCCGCTGACATTTTTTACCGTGTAAGTGTTTGAAGATTTTAGTGCGCTAGTCGAAGGGAGTAAGGTGAATTGGACTTCTTGCCCGTTGGCAATTGGGTTGTTGTGGGTGCTAACCCAAATCTTTAGTCCGCATCGGTCGGCCTCATTTCCGCTGGCAAGAATATTTTTGTCGGCAGCGACATCGTATTCCCGGACGACCTCCATCTGTGAAAGGTTTTCAATTTCAGCGGTGCCAGAGGTGCCGCCGGAATTTGCCACCGAAATTGTGTAAGCGTTGTCGTTTGTGACCGTGATGGAATACGGAATGGTCGTATCCAAAGGCGATCCGCTGACGATGTGAACGAAGTCGCCTGTTTGGTAGCCGTGGTCGGTATGGGAAATCGTGGCAGTCGTTCCAGACCGAGTGAAACTTTTTTTGATCGGGCCTTTTTTCCACACTTCGTTAGGTATCCGCATGAGGCGGAGGGTGGCGTTCCAGATACCGCTGGTGCTGAAATCCCACGCTCCAATGGTATCGAGGGACTTGCTCACGCCCACGGCGTTGATTGTGTATTCTGTAAACGCAGTGAGTCGTTTCCATTTCAAGTCCCAACGGGTGTTGACATGGCCGGATTTGAAAATTGGATCGCTTGCGGTGAGCGTCACGGTGCCTTGATTGCTGCTGGAAGAAATCGTGGTGTCGGTGCTGTTTCGTTGCAGTTGTGGCGGGAAGTCCCAAGCGACCTCCGCGAATGTCCAGTTGTTATCTGCGAGGCGCGAGAGTTTGTAGGGGGGGTAGTTCGCATGCGCGAAATACATGATGTCGTTGATCTGGACATATTGAATTTCGCGCAGGTCGGCTCCCACATAAGGATGAGTGACTTCCAAAGTCCCGCCCGAGGTGTTGGTCTGCAAGGCTCCCGTGGAGGGATTCCAGAATCTCATGTAGCCCACGCCCATTTCGATGAGGAACCGGGTGGTGGTGGAGAAGTTGAACCCGATCAAGCGAACTTCGCCAACCGTGACAAATTTTGTCGTGCCAAGGAATTGCGTCCCGGGGCGGCGGATGACGCCTCCGTAGGGGAGGATTTGGAAGTTCTCTAAAACGCGGCAGGCGCTGCGGTATTTCTCCAAGCTCGTCCGGGCGTCGATGAAGGGCGAGACTTCACCGGCGTTGAACGAGGGATAGAAATCGAACTTCGGCATGCTACTTTTTCAGATCGCGGAGGATTTTGACTAGGGTGACGAGGCCAACGGCGAACCCGATGGTGACCGAAGCGAATCGCATCCACGCTTCCAGATGCGGAAGCATGGAGTAAATCGCCGCGCCGATGGAGGTGGCGCTGCCGACGAGGCCGGTGGCTGCGGATTTGAGTTGGTCGCTATTCATTAGGAGTTCGCTTGACTGAGAAGATTCCCGAGGATTTCCGTGGTCGTGACTTGCGAGAGCCGAGTCGGGTTGAGGGCCGAGACTTTCGCGAGTTCGCTCGATAGCTCGGTTCTCACCTGTGAGGCGATGGCGGCGGCGGTTGGCACGATTGGCGCGTCGGTGAGGGTGGTGACGGTGGCAAGCGTGCCGGATGGGGCGAGGCGCGAACTGATGGCGGCGTCGATGCGGCCCAATTCAACGGAGAGTTCCGAGCGGATGGCGGCGGGGGTGAGGACTGCCGTGCCGAAGCCTGCATCTACGGGGACTCCCAGACTAACCGATCCAGCGGCTGGGACTGCGCATGTGCCGGTGAGGTTGCCATTGGCATAGACGGTTCCGGTGCGGACATCTGCTACTGCGGCTTGTCCGAGGTTGTTGTCGGCGGTGAAGAAATCTGAATAGGTCGTCGATCCGTTTTTTGCTTGGCGGAATTTTGCTGTTGTCGGCGTGGGATCAATTAGGAATTTTGGGCAGTTGACCGCCACCATTCCATTCGGAGAACTAATGAGGGAGCCAGAGACTCGTATAATTGCCGAAGCGTTCGTGCTGTTAATCGCGTTGGCAGCGTTGGAGGAGGTTATATCACCAGTTACATTGATTGTTGCGGCAGAGGTTGTGGTAATAGCACGCGCATTGACTCCTGCCCCGGCAGTTACAGTGCAATTTGTTGCCGAAAGCACACCGGCCCCAAGATTTATACCAACATTGGTCGATGTTCCTCCAGTAATTGAACTGGACGAAATGTTAATGGTGGCACTGGCTCCATTTGTTATAGCAGCGGAGGAACCGCCAGTATTTCCTGAAATGGTGCTTCCTGCGGAAATGCTGATAATTCCGCCTCCATTTAGATATATTCCGGCATTTTGGTCGGTTGTGCCGCCAAACACACTGCTCCCGGAAATGTTAATGTTCCCCGATGCATTATTCCATACACCGTATGAGCCATAAGAGCCGCCACCACCGGAAATCGTGGATGCCGTGAATGACAAAATGCCTGCCGCATTGTTGCTCACAGCATAAGCGCTGACCGCGCCATTGCCACCAATACTGCACTCGTTAAACGACACGGTTCCAGTGGAGTTGTTATTTAAAGCGGCAGCAAATGCAGCATTCATTGTCAAAGTGGAATTACTTATTACAATTCCTCCACCGCCCGAATTTTCGACAGCATGCGCACCGGTTGCACTATTTGTTCCGATGACGCGTCCACCTGTTGCCGTCATGTTGGATATTGTCATGGTGCCACTTGAAGAAAAAACAATCGCTCGCGTGGAAGCTGTCCCCGCTGATCCTGTTGCTCTGCAATTCGTCAGAGTTGGCGAGGCAGATCCGCTTATTGTGAGGCAATTTGCAGAGCCTGCCTGTATGTATGCACCGGTGATGTTGTAGCTTGCCGCCATCGTGAAGCTCCCGCCTGTGGCGATCGTCAGCGGCGTATTAACATAGTTTAGCAACGCACCCATTCTGCGAGCGGTTCCGGTGGTCGCTGTGCCTGCGTTCACGGCTTGGAAAATCTGACCGACCGCCGAGGTGATCGCAACCGGGGTTCCTGCATTTGTGCCAGGTGCGATGCAGTTTGCCGTAAGCGCAAAGTTCGTTGTGCCGAGAGATACGATCATGTAGATTTGCCCAGGGATAAACGATCCGCTGGTGTCCACGGTTGATCCTGTAAGGTCGATCGATTGGTCGAGTGCGACCGTAAATCCGTTTGCGTAGACCGTGTCGTTGAGCGATGGCACTACGCCACCTGTCCAAGTTCCCGGTGCGCTCCAGTTCCCGCTTGCGGCTGCTTTGATAGTGGCCATGATTAAAGTCCTTTGGAGTAGATGAATTTTTGCAACGCAGCCTGCACTTCGGAGACTGCCGTGCGGGCCTCGTCGTCGGCTACGGCGAGGGAGCCAAAAAGCACGGTGCGGGATTCGGCGGCTTGCTCGATCTGGTCACCTTCAAAGCGCGTGGGCGTGAGGGTGAGGACAACCGAGGCGTCCGGTTGGTCGGGCGCGTTGTAGCGTCCAGAGACGGCGAGCGTCATGGCGTAGCGGTCGTAGGATTTTTCGTTGATTTCGATTGGGTTGCTTGCGTTCATGGTGTTTGGATTTGAGGTTTAAGAAAATTGGACGGAGGTTTTGGAAGACCACGCGCCGGTGGCGGATTGGGTGGCCGTGACCGACCCATCGGCATCGGTGGTGATGCGGGTGATCGTCCAGCCGGGGGAGGATTCGGCGGTGCCGGTGGGGGCGGTGCCGTAATAATGATAGGGTTCTGCCCAAGCGGCGCGGGCGATGTTGGAACCGCCCTCGGTGAGGGGGACGGGGGACCATGCCTCGCCGTCGAAGACGAGGATGTCGCCCATCTCCGCCCCCTCGCCAGAAAGGCGAGAGGCCGGGATGGTGACGGGCATGACCTGCCAACGCGCTCCCGTCCACTTCCACTTCCGATTGCCGGAAGTGAAGGTGTCGTTGACCGACGGAGAACTGGGAAACGCGAGGGCGGACATGGTTTTTTACTGCTTGTCGATTTCGACCCACGCTCCGTTGTAGGAGACATACTCTGCCATGTCGGTAGAGTCGATCCAGCGGAGACCGGCGGTGTGGGACGGGGCGGTTGTCGAGATGACATCCTTGATTTGCTTGCCGCTTTCGAGGGAGGAGATGTTCGACTGCGCGGTGGAGAGGCCACCTTCCAAGGAGGAGGCGCGGCCTTCCAGCGAATCGATATCCCCTTCGGCGCTAGTCACCCTACCGGCCAAAGTGCTGGCGGCGGATTCGGCGGCGTCGAGGTCGCTCTGGAGTGTGTTGATTTCGCCCTCCGCCGTGTCGAGGCGAGTGTCGAGACCGGAGATGTCCGTGGCTAAATCGGCATCGGCGGCTTCCAGCGAGGAAACGGCATTGGCGAGGTTCGTGGAGGCGGCTCCGGCGAGGCTGGAGATGGCTCCGTTGAGGTTGGAATCCGCAGCTTGGAAAGCTGTTACGATTTCCGATAGCGAATTGAGGGCGGTGCCATCCACATTGGAAAGGACATCGTCCACCCGAACGCCGAGAGCGGTGATGTTGCTCTGGGCGGTGGAGAGGCCGGATTGGAGGGAATCAATTTCCCCCTCGGCGGTGCCGACCCGGCTGGTCAAGCTCGACGCTGCCGACTCGATGGCCGAAATGTCGCTCTCAATCGCGCCTGCGCGGGATTCCAAAGCGGTGACGGCTGGGGCCGAGGCCACGCGGGCGTTGGTGTAGTAGAGGTTGTTGGAACCTTCGACAACCGCATCGGTTGTGCGAGGGACGAGTTTCCAAGCGGTGCCGTTGTATTTCCACGAACGAGAACCGACGGAGTGGATGTCATTGAGGGCCGGTGAGGCCGGGAAGGAGATAGCTGCCATGGTAGTGTTTTCTAGTTGTTGGTTGGTTTTTCGACCCAACTTCCTCCGAACCATTCGTAGGTGGTGAGGTCAAAAGTGTGTGTCCATCGCTGCCCGATGTAGGGGTGTGCGGGCGGCGTTTCGGAAAAGGTCGCGGGGAGGTCGGTGGCTTGCTGGTAGGTGCTGCCATTCCAAAGCCACAAAGTGCCACTATCCTGCGCAAGGTAGATGCGGGCCTCTTTGCCGGGTTGAGGAAAATCGGCCCGGGAGGGATAGATGACGAGTTGCTTGATGCTGTCATCGGGCAGGACAATCGTGAACTGGGAGAGGTCCAGTTGCTGGGTGATGTTGGTCTCGGTGATGGTCGTCATGCGTAGGTGGCGGTCTCCCGGTTAGTCCACGCGACATTGGTCGCCTTGGCGGTGGCAGTGACGGTTCCGTTGGCAGAGAGCGCGGAGCGGGTGATGGTCCATTTGGCCACGGCGGCAGCGGAGCCGGTGGCTGGGATGTCGGAATTGAGGAGCAGTCCGTAGTAGCTGAAGGTGCCTGCGGTGTTGAGGGCGAAGGAGTGGATGAAGTTGTCCGGGTCGCGCTGGGTGGTGGGGGCGTAGAGACCGAGGGCGACGACGACGATCTTTGCGCCGTTCGGGATCGCGGTGGTGAAAGTGATCGTGCCTGCGCCTTGGTTGACGAGGTAGTCGGTGGTGGGTTCCTGCACGACTCCGTTGATCGCCACAATGACATGGTTCGGGTCGCTGGACTTGAGGCCGGTGACCGAAAAAGTATTGAGTGTGCCGTTGCCGGTGAGGGTGGTTTTGGCCGATGAAAGGAGGCTTGCTTGGGGGAGACCGAAATTGAGGACGGCGGTGCTGCCTGCGCCGGTGTTGGTGACAAAGGGCGGGGTGGTGCCGGGAACGGCGGTGACATCCCCGACTTGGACGAGGAGCGAGGGATAACTAACGCCGCCTGCGGGACCGCCTCCGCTGACCTGCGCGGCATCGACCCCATCGCCGCCATTGCGGGAGGAGACGAGCTTGGAGGACATCCACGCAGGCTTGATCCGGCCTTTGCGCTCGGTGGAGTCCCGGCGCATGGCGGGGCTTTTTCCGAGGAGTTCGGTTTCTTTCGCGAGGAGCGCGGCTTTGTTGGCATCGCCGGTGAGAGGAACCGCGAGCTTGGAGGCGAGATTGGCCGTGAGGAGATCGATGAAGAGGGAATCGAAGAGGCTGACCTCGGTGACCTTCTTGACATATTCCAGAGTGATCGCCGTGCCGAGCCAGACATCCCAATCGGTCGTCCAACTGGAGGTGACGCCGGGTTGCTTGGTCGAACCGGCAACCAGGCAGCGGTAAACCGCGCCGTTGTTGGAAACCGCATTGCCGACCTCGTAGGTGCGTCCGGTGACCCATGCAGGCGAGCCGGAATCGGCATTGGCGAGGACGAAATTCCCAGCGACCTCCCATGCCGAATCGCCGGTCGAGTAGTCGTAGTCGTTGACTCGGAAGACGCGCAAGCAGTCGGACGGGATCGCGTATCGGTAAGCCCACTTGTATTCCGGGCGCGGAAGGGTTTCGGCCACCGTGGTGGACTTCATTGCCCATGTCCATGAACCGGCAAGGAGGAGGGCATCGCGGACCTGCGGGTAGAGGGACTTGGCGAGGAGGAGGGCGTGGCTGCTGGAAGTGAACTGCTCGCCGGTGCCGATGCGGAGGATTGCTTGGCGGCAAAGTTCGTCTTCGGAAATCGAGACGGCTGGGCGGAATGCCGCCCTGCTCTCAACCGCCGACTTCAGCGCCGGTTGAGAGACTAGGTATTGAAGTTCTTGGAAGAACTGCTCTTTCATTTTTTAGCGGGCATCGCTTGCGGTGAACCCATTTCCAGAAGTTGCGCCAGTTTCATGGCCAAGGTGACGATCAGCACATTGAGGAAAACGGGCGGGTATTTGCTGACATCGGTCACGATGCCGATGGTCTCCACTTGAATCGGCGAGACTTCGTTCGTGTGGATGTAACCGGAGACGATTTCCCATTTTCCAAAGTTCTCGTCCTCGTCCACGCCATTGATGCGAAGCACCTTGAGTGTGCCGGTTGGGAGGGCGTAGCGTCGGAGGTATCCAAACGCGGGAGCGGCGGCATCGGCGTTGATGGAAGATTGGATGCGAGCGAACTGCCAATCGTAGTCGGACAGCACCTCGTTGCGGGTCTGATCGTAGAGGCTGGTGGCGAGTGCCATCGGTTCGCCGTAGGGTTTGAACGAATCGGCGCTGCCCACGCGCAGGATGGCTTGTCGGCAGATTTCGGAAACCGTGTTGGCAGCGGTGGTGGCGCGGGGTTTGGCGGACTTCTCGATGAGGATGCGGATGCTGGGGCGCATCATGGTCTCGACGGCGATGGTTGCCATGGCCGAGGCGATGTCGCCCTTTTGCGTGAGCGGCATGGCGATTTTGCTGGCGAGTCGGGCAATCAGCGCCTCGGTAAAAGGCGCAGGGAATTGGGTGACATCGGTCTGGTTGAAGGTGTAGTCGATCTTCACCGGGGAGCCGAGGTCGGTGTGGAGGAATCCCCCGACGATTTCCCATTGGCCGAAATTTTCCGAGGAGTCGATGTTTTCGACTCGGATCAGTTGCACAAAATCATTAGGCAAAGCATATCGTTTGGTAAATCCTTGGGTCGGCGCGGCGACATCTGCGGTGATGCTCGCCTGCTTTTTTGCAAAAGCCCACGGGACATCGGAAAGAAGTTCTTCCAAGGTATGGTCGTAGAATGAATTGGCAAAAACCATCGGTTGCTTGATCAAGGTCTCGGTAGACCCCAAACGCATGATCGCCTGCTTGCAAATTTGTGTCCGTGTGGAAATCGTGTTGGAAGCCATCGAGTCGGCGATGGATTCGATTTCGCGTTGCAGGGAGGGACGCGCTGCCAGAGCTTCCATTTCTTTTATCGCGGCCTCGGCTTGACCGGCTAATCCCATGGCCATTGCGAGCTTGTAAGCCATGCGAACGACGACCATTTCTTTGAAAATGGCGGGGTATGTGGTGTCTGCCACAGGCGCGGCGATAAAATCAATCGCGATAGGTGTCGTGAGGTTTGTGTGAATAAATTCTCCCACAACCTCCCATGTGCCAAAATTCTCAACGGAATCGATGCCGTTGATTCGCATGATTTTCAGCGATCCAGCAGGAATCGGATATCGGAAATCGTAGCCGGTCACCGGGTTGACGGCATCCTTGACGACTCCCCCGGATTGATGCCGCGCAAACCGCCAATCGAATTCGGAAAGGATTTCCAAGATCGTGGGTTGGTAAAACTTGGCGGCAAACACAAACGGCTGGCCTTGATTCTTGTAGGTTTCGGCATTGCCGACCCGCAGGATCGCTTGGCGAATGAGTTCCGAGGCGGTGGAGGTGAGAGTGCCAGTAAAATTGGCAACCGTCTCGATGGACTCCAGCAAGGCCGGTTTCGCCATGAGGAATTGGAGTTCTTGGAAAAGTGATTCGTATTTCATTTGGATTCAATAATTCCGCACAATTTGAGTGCGAGGGTCGTGGTGAGGAGTTGCACAAAGATCGGGGGATATTTTGCGACATCCGTGACTTTGGTGGTGATGTCCATGATGATGGGGGTCGGCAAGTCGGTGTGGACATGGCCACCGATCACCTCCCATTTGCCGCTATTCTCGCTATCGTCGAGGTTGTTGATTCGCAGAATTTGCCCGGTGCCTGCGGGGATCGCGTAGCGGAAGGCATAGCCCGAGGCCGGGTTGGCGGCATCCTTCGCCACGGAGACTTGCGAGCGGGCAAACGACCACTCGAAATCGGCGAGGAGTTCGTCGCGGGTTTGCTCGTAGAGAGATTGGGCGATGACCATTGGCTCGCCGTAGGGCTTGAAGGCTTCCAATGGGCCGACCCGGAGGATGGCTTGTCGGCAAATCTCGGTCACGGAATTCGCCGCCGAGGTGGTGGTCTTCGGCGCTTGCGTGTTGATGATCATAGTGCGAAGACCGGGCTTCTGCATGGTCGCGCCAAAGATTTCCGCCATTTGGCCGAACAGGTCTTTCGAGCCGGTCAGCGGCATGGCGAGGAGTCCGGCCAATTTGATCGTCAGCAATTCCACGAACAACGCCGGGAATTTCGTCGAGTCTGTTACGGACGCGATGTAATCGAGCGCGACCGGGGAAGAGAGGTTGGTGTGGATTTTGTCGGCGATGATTTCCCACACGCCAAAGTTTTCGTTGGAATCCACATTCCCAAAACGAAGCACCCGCAGAAAATCTGTGGGCAGAGTGTATTGAACCGAGTAGCCGGAAAGCGGAGCCGTGCCGCTGGTGAGGGAAACTTGCTTGCGGCAGAACTGCCAATCGAACTCGGCTTGGAGTTCCTCGACCGTCTGCGTGTAGAACAGAGAGCAATACTGCGCCTGCGCGGTCGCGTCCGTGAGCGCGGTGATGCGGGAATCACCGAGGCGGGCGAGGGCGAGGTTGCAGATTTGGATGTCTGTCATTGAGGCGCGGTCAGATCACAGATTGAAAAAGTGGGCGGCAGACATTTCCCGGTCTGCCAGCGGGGTGCGGGAATTAGGCTTCGTCGCAGGCAACCTCGACGACTTTGGCCTCTTCCATGCGGACAGCACCGAGGCTGGCCACCGAGCGGATTTGGAGCGAGTGCGAGAGGTCCGTGCGGACATCCATGTAGGTTTTCAGACCACGCTCCGCGAGAACGATGCCGCTCTTTACATAGGCGTAGCAGGAGCGAACCGTCGAGGTGAGCGGCAGCAGTTGCGTGCGGCGGAATTTGAAACCCATGAAGGTGTTCACATTTCCGTCCACCAAGGCGCGAACCGTGTTGAAGTCGGCACTGGTCACTTCAGTCGAGCGGAGCAAGTCTTGAAGCTGGCGAGCCGAAACCACGATGATGCGTTCCTCCTCTTCGTCCACTTCGTTGGAGTCCAAGATGAACTTGGCGCGGCGAAGTTTGGCGATGGTGAGGCCGGAATTTGCGGCGGTTCCGCTTTCCACCATGTTGACAGCGACCTTTTGGCCAGCAGGCAACGCAACTGCGGTGAGGCCGGTTGTGCCTGTCATGGAATCTCCGCCGAGGGCTGAGATAATGACGGTGTCACAAGTGCGGGCATAAGCTGCACCGTGGGATTGGACGATGGGGCTTGTTGGCAGGACGACTTCGCCGAGCTTGGCCTCGTCCCATTCGTCGAGAAGTTTTGCGGTGTCGTATTCCTTTGTGCGAACCCAGCGTTTGGCGAAGGTTTGATCGGTGATACGGGTTGTCACCGAGCGGTCCACGATTTCCGCCATCGTTGCGGTGGCAATCGTGTTGTAGGATTTCTCCTTACCTTCGATGGAATCCACGGTGACATATTCTTTCAGCCGGGAATTTTTTTGTTGAACGAGGTGTTTCCAGTTCGCGTCGAACTGGGTCGTGTAGTGATTCGGGATAGTGGTCAGAACATTGTTAGCCATTTTGGCCTCCTTGGTTGATTGGGTTGAGTTGGTATCAGTCGAAACTGATGGTTTTTCTGCTCCCTTCGCTTTTCCGAGTGTCCCGTGAGGGGTCAGCGGCGGCGGGTATTAGGGAGCAGGCTCAACGAGGAGGTGTCTGCTCTGACGAAGGAGTGTGTAGCACACTCCGTGGTATCAGTCAAAAATTAGCGGGGCCGAGAATCGAACTCGGGATTCCAGATTATGAAACTGGTGTGATGCCTCTTCACTACCCCGCAGATTTTCATCCTTGCTTGAGCAAGGAGGTGACAAGCGCGGCGGCTTCGCGGTCGCCTTCCATGTAGCGTTTGTGCCAAGTGTTGTCGGGGTTCGACATGATGTCCTTGGCGCGGGCCGCGCCGGTCATAAACTCGGTGCCGCCCATGGAGCGACCGACCTTGTCCTCACTCATCATTTGCGCCATGCGAACGAATCCACGCACGACTTCGGGATCACTGAACCCATGCGAGTTCGCATCGACCCCGGCGATCTTCGCGGCCTGCTTGGCGAGTCCGATGTTCTTTCCGAAATCATTTCCCCATTCCTTTTGCAAGGTCGCCACGGCCTCGGTGCGTTGCTTCTCGTAGGTGGCTTGGATCGCCTCCAGCTTGAACATCTCGGTCTTCGCGTGTTGCGTGACGAGTTCCTTCATGGCCGAGGGCGGGATGCCGTGCTTGTGAGCGATCTCGGCATAGGGCTTCGCCATGTCGTCGCTCCATGTCATGCCCTCGGGGAGTGCCTCGGGAGCGAACTTGTATTCCTCCAGCGACTCGGGAACGCCCATGGCGCGGCGGAAGGCAGAGACTTCCTCGGGCGAGGATTTCTCGTTGGGAACGCCGAGCTTTTTCCCGATCAGCGCATTCGCATTCGCGAGCGCCTTCGCCATGTCGGGCACGCTCTTGTATTTCGCGAGGGTGTCCTTGTAGGCGGCGGAATCCTCCGGGAGGTTGTTAGTCCATCCTTCTCCGAAGGTGCCGTCTGGGTTGACCCAGCCGGTTGAGGGTTGCGTGGTGGTGGTGTTCGTCTCCGAAGCGGCGGGCGCTGCGGCGTTGGTGCTGTCGGCTCCTGTGTCGAGCAGACTCTGCTCGGAGGAGGTATCGATGGTGTCTTCCATAAATGGTATCAGTCAAAACTGCGCGTCAGTTTTCGACCGGGTGGTAACCGAGATGGGTCGAGCGTCCGGCGTAGGCTTTCTGAAATTCCTCGGGCGCGTAGTCGCGCAGCCACTCAACGAGGGCGATGGTTTTGTCGCCGAGCATGGGGTCCATTTCGGGGCGTGGCGGGATGTCGTCTTGTTTGGATTTCTTGCTCATTTTTTCACTTTGCGTTTGGGAGTCTCGATGTCGCCGTCTGCGATGACCGGCCTGCGGAGGACCGATTCGATGTGAAGGACGACACCGCGCTGGCCATCGCGAAGGGCGGCGACCACAGGGTTGAAATCGTAACCAGGCAGGAAGACTTGGCTTTCGGTGGCGAACTGCGCCTTGAGGTCGGCGATGACCGCTTGGCCTTCCTTGGTGCTGAACACACGATGGTAGGCGTTGGTCGTCTTCTGGCGCTCACGCTCGCGCCGAAGGGCGGCGGCTTTGTCCTCGGGAGCCATCACGCTTGTCCCATCATGCCGGGGAGCATCCCGGCGAGTGCGGAGTCCTGCTTCACGCTGCCAGCTTTGCCGAGGGCGCTTGCGGCCTGCTCCATCTGCTGCGCCTGCATGGCTTGCTGTTGAGCTTGGGCGCGGGCGGCTCGTTGCTGCGCGACCATTTCCTCCTCCATGAGCCAGCGGGCGGGAAGACCATCGTTCCTCGCCATGTCGCGGCAGATTTCATCGAAATCAAAGTTGTCGAGCATCTCGGGCTTGATCTGCACATAGGGCAGAAGCATCTCGCTGGTTCGGATGAATGCGGCGTTTTCGAGACTCTTGATCGCGAGGGCGATTCGGGAGTTGTAGGCGACATCCGGTTCGGGGATGTAACCGACCATCGTGAGTTGTTGGGGTGGGGGAGGGAACTTGCCAGCGCGGGCGAGGATCGCAAAGACCCGGCGAAGGAGCGGATTGAATAGCTCCGTGGTGAGACGCGCAAAGGTCGGTGAAAACTGGATGAGCTTCTCGCTCGCTCGCTCGGCGACTTCGCGGGCGGTCATCTGCTTTTGCAACTGCGCGAACATCTGGAAGAGATCGACATGGAAGGCTTCGTTGATCGCCTTGCGTTTTTGCTCGGCCCGCTCGACGCCGATGTCGTAGCGCCCATTGGTTCCCCATTCCCGTGGTGTGGCGTTGGGGTTGTTCGGATCGAAATAGGTCACGCCCCCGGCGCGGAGGTCGATGTCTCCATCGAATCCGGCAGGGATCAGAATGCGAGGGAACGCATGAATCTCGGCGAGCGAGTCGAGTTGCTTTTCGAGAAAATTAAGCTGCTTGCACTCTGGCAGCGCGGTCCACGATGGCGAGTAGCCGTAGCATTCGGAATTCTTCCACTTGAGATAGCGGGTGACGAAAAACGGTTGCTCATCGAACCCCGAGGACAGGAAGACATGTTTCGATGCCTTGTCCACATACACGCTGGCGTAGGGTTTGTTTGCGCCATCGCGCTTGCCCATTTCAATCTCACCCGGACCACGGGGAGCGATGAGATGGACGCACGCGAACTTGCGGTTGGAGTTGGGCTTCTCCAGTTCCTTCTTCATCGAGTCGGTCAAGTTCTCGACGCCGAACTTGAGCGCGGCCTGCCGTGCCGTCATCTCATACTCGCGAGAGAGCGTATCCACATAGCCTTCGTCGTCCTCGGAGATCGCGAACGATCCGAGATCGAGCTTCGTGAAATTTAGGGAATTGTTCTTCCCGGCTTCGACCAGAATTGCCGCCGTGCCGAACGCGCCACGGTCCAGATAGAGTTCGTGAATTTCGGTGTAGAAATTCGACCGGCTGAGTTCGGCCTGCATGACCTCGGTGCAACGCTTGAACCATTGCTCGATCTCGTCCTCGCTCTCCATCGCCTTCGGCGGTTCCAAGCTGAACCACCGGCTTTCGAGCGGCGTCATCCATGAGAGTTGGCCATTGGCCAGAATCATGTTCGCCCGCACCGCAGTGGCGTCGAAGAGTTGCGCCTCGTCTTCGGTGGACGGCGAGGTCGTCTGCGTGAACATCGTCGCCTTCCGGGGCATCACATACTTCGCGATGTCCTCCCAGAGCGATTCCCATGTGGCCCGCTGATGCACTAGTTCCGCATGGCGCTGCAAAACCTTGTCGGCGAGTTCGGGATTTTTTCCGGTCATTTGGTATCAGTCAAAACTGAATCAACCGAGGGTCGAGTAGCCGGTCGTAATGGGAGCCTGCGAGGATTCCCCGGCGAGGATGGATTTCTTCATGCCCTTGCGCCTCAAGATTTCTTTTTCTATGTCATCCTGCGGTGAGCCGGGGTCAACCTGCGCCCCCGGAGCAGGGGCGTTAGCAGCCATTTGCATGATCATGCTTTCGCGATCTTTTCGTTGCTCTTCGGCTTGTCTTTTTGCCTCGGCGATTTGCTCGTCACGAATTTTTTTATCTTCTGCGGCTCGCGCCAGCATGGCTGCGTTATCTTTAGCCGCCTGCTCTTTTTCGGCCTTGCTCGGGCCTTTATTTCCTCCTCCTCCATACATCGTGTTGTTTTCCTTTCTTTAGTTAATGTCGTAGGTTCTGCATTTGTCGGCGCAATTTGCCATGTGCGAAAATCCGCCAATAATAAAAGCAACTCCGAGATAAATATCGATGTCTCCACACCTCACTACTTGCGCTCGGACCTTGTCGTCGTGGTCCCCTTTATCTAGCGAATCCCCAACACGCCAACGACAACACGCAGACACAATGAGAGGGTATAAAAAGGTTTTGTTCTTAAGGAAAAACTTATTGCAAACGAGACTCTCAACAAAAAGTGCCAGCACCTCGCTGGATTCGTCACTTGTTGCGATCCTGTCTTTATCCACGCAGTCGTCGATGAAGTGCGTGAACGACCAGAATGCTTTCATCCAATGCAAAGCATCTGAATTGCCATTGGCAATTTCTTCCATGAGCAAAAATGCTTCTGGATTTTTTTGAATTTCTGCTTCGCTGTCGCAATACATGGCCAATGTTTTCGCACAAATTAAAATTTTGGCAAAAAATTGACTGATACCTTAGATCACCGCCGCACCTTTCCGAATCCCCCGCCTCGGAATCCTGCCATGACTCGGGTTGCTTCATGCCGCTCGGCCTTGCGCGGGATCGCGCTGCGGTCGATGACCATGCCTCGCTTGATAGCTTGGTGCGAGAGGCTGAATGCATCGCAGAAGTGGGATGACCAATCATGCACCGGCACATCTTTGATCGTGACGCCATCGCGTTCCTCCTTGGAGTGGTAGGCGTCGAGCGCCTCGATGCCATCCGCGCAACCGGCCTCGTTGATGTGAATGCGCGGGAACGCATCGTTGGCGAGGTTGATGCCATCCCAAACGCTGATCTGCCGTGGCACAGGAACCACGCCGGTCAGCCCGCTGCGACCGAGCGCCTCCTGCCAGAGTCCTCCCACTTCCGCTGCGGCGTCATGCGGGATGTAATGCCCGCCGTAGCCGTATTGGCGATCCTTGAGCCTCGCCGCCCAGTCCGCAGGGGTCTTGCATTCATCGGACCCGGAAAGGGATTCCAGATAGTTGATGCGGTCGCCGACCATCTGCCAAATCCAGACCTTTTGATTCAGCGGAGCGCCCACATCCCAGCTTGTGTAAGTCGGGAGTTCTTTGAACCACAGGATGTCGTTTGTGACCCGCTTCTCGGCTCGGGCCTTTTCCAGACTGCGAACATAGATCGCGCCCGGGCGACCAATGTTGAAACTGCACTCGTATTCCTGCTGGTAGGCATTTTCCGTGGTGCCACGACGGATGTCGGTGAGTTCCTCCTCGGGAATGATGTGGCTCTCGCTCGCCTTGAGCATGAGCGTGAACCACTCGTTGTCCGCACACGCCCGGTTCCACATCTTCCAGAAAATGTTTCGCCCCTTCGGCGTTCCCACCCATGTCGCCCAGCCTTGGTAGTCGGTGAGTGTGGGTCGGATGACATTGTCCCATGCCGCTGGGTCGAGGTCGGCGGCCTCGTCCATCACGACCCCATCGAGATAGATTCCGCGAAGGCGCTCGTAGGCTTCGCCCGAGTAGAGCCGGATCGTGGCCTCGTTGTGAAAGGTGATCGCGAGATCGGCCTTGTTGATGACCACGCCGGGGATTTGCGAGGTGAACTGGACAAGGTATTTCCAAGCGATGTCCTTCGCCTGCTCGCGGGTCGGAGCCACATAGGCGTAGCGGAGGGGCGGTCCGCTGCGCTTGTGCGAGAGCGCCTTGGCGATGAGGTCTTGGATGCAGACGAACGATTTCCCAGCACGGCGATGCAGCACCATCACCGACCAGCGTTGCGTCCGGTGCAGGTAGCTCGCCAACTGCGGGCGCGGGATGATGTCGATGTTAATGGCCACCGATGCGGATGTTGATGTCCATGGCCCCGGC